AGCCACCCTGTAACACCACCTACACCTAGTCAGGCAGATCAGATTAGTTGTGAACAAAGTAATCTTCCGTGGCATATTGTTAATCCAAAAACAGAAACTTGGGGTTATTGTGAACCTTGTGGATATAAACCACCTTTACTTGGCAGACCTTGGGTTTGGGGTGTTACTGATTGCTGGTCTTTGGTAAAAGATTGGTATAAAGAAGAAAAGAATATTGAATTGAAAGATTGGGATAGACCTACAACACCAGAAGAGTTTATATTGAATCCTTTATTTGAAAGTTGTGCATGGAGAACTGGATTTAGAGAACTTAGACCAGATGAGAAAACAATGAATGGCGATGCACTATTGATGTCTATTGGATCTGCTGGTTTAAATCATGTAGCTATTTTTTTAGATGGAGATGTTTTACATCATTTAACCGATAGACTATCTTGTAGAGAGCCTTATTCTCAATGGTTATTAAAATGCACAGGAGGTAGGTATCGTTATGTTGCGTAAATTAAAACTATATGGCGAACTTGCAAAATTTGTAGGTCATAAAGAGTTTGAAATACAAGTAGATAGTCTTGCAAAAGCAGTAAGTTTTCTTGTTAATAATTTTCCGCAGATAGAAAAATATATGAATCCTAAATATTATCAGGTAAAAGTTGGTAATTATGCTGTAAATGAAGAAGAAATACATCATCCAATAGGACAAGAAGATATACATATCGTTCCTGTTATTAGTGGTGCTGGAAGTGGTACAGGAAAAATATTACTGGGAGCAGCATTAATCGCAGGTGCTTTTATTATTAACCCTGCTTTATCTTTTAGTTTTAAAAGTGGTGTAACTGGCTTTGGTACTTTAACAGGATTTTCTGGTGCTGTAACTAAAGCTGCTGTATATCTTGGTGGTGCTTTAGTTTTACAAGGTGTTAGTGAGATGTTATTTCCTTTACCAAAACCAAAAGAATTTAAATCAGAACAAGATCCACAATTATCATTTAGTTTTTCTGGCACACAAAATACATCAAGAGCAGGTACTCCCGTTCCAATAGTCTATGGAGAGATAGTTACAGGATCAGTTGTTATAAGTGGTGCTATTGATACTCAGCAGGTACAAGCATGACGAAACCTAAAATTATCAGAGGATCAGGTTCTCCCTCTCCTCCTACTCCACCCCAACCAACCAGAGCACCTGATACTTTACACAGTAGGCAGTTTGCTACTTTTCTTGATCTTATTTCTGAAGGAGAGATTGAGGGTTTTGCCACTGCATCAAAAGAAGGTAGAACCCAAGGAACTACTGCATATAATAATGCTGCATTGAAAGATGTATTTCTAAACGATACTCCTGTTTTGAAATCAACTGCTGATTCAACTAATCCAGCTACAACTGATTTTAATTTTCAAGATGTAACATTTAATCCTCGTTTTGGAACATCAGGTCAGACAAAAGTTGAAGGTATTGAAAGTAGTTCCTCTGTCACAGCAGTGGGTATTACTGTTACTCAATCTTCTCCTGTTACAAGACAAATAACAAATTCAAATGTTGATGCAGTAAATGTAACTATAACCTTCCCACAATTACAAAGAGCAACAGATCAGGGAGATTTATTAGGTTCTTCTGTTCGATTGAAAATAGCAGTTCAATATAATTCTGGTGGTTTTACTGATGTTATTGATGACACTATTACAGGTCGAACTGCTGATGCGTACCAAAGAGACTATAGGGTAAATCTTACAGGTGCTTTTCCTGCTGATATAAGAGTAACGAGAGTAACCGCAGATAGTACAGATTCAAGTCTTATTGATGCTTTTACATGGACAAGTTTTGGAGAAATTATTGATGATGCGAATACTTATGCCAATAGTGCTTATGCTTCTCTTCGATTGGACTCTATGCAGTTTCAATCAATACCTACAAGAAAGTATCGTATCAGAGGAATAAAAGTAAGGATTCCTGGTGCAGGTGCTAGTGGATCTGGAACTCCAACTGTTGATGCTAATACTGGTCGAATAATTTATCCAGATGGATATATTTTTAATGGAGTTATGGGTGCTGCTCAATGGTGCTCATGTCCTGCGATGGTCTTATTGGACTTACTTTTGGACACACGCTATGGATTTGGCAATCACATAACAGAAAGTTCTCTTGATTTATTTTCTTTTGTTACTGCTAGTAAATTTGCAAATACGTTGGTATCAAATGGTTTTGGAGGACAGGAAGCTAGATTCAGTTGTAATGTAAATATTCAATCTTCAAGTGAAGCCTTTGATCTCATAAATGAATTGGCAGGGGTTATGAGGTGTATGCCAATATGGTCTGCTGGTAGTATTCAACTTGCACAAGATAGTCCAAAAGATGCAAGTTATTTATTTAACCTTGCCAATGTAACTGAAGAAGGATTTAGTTATTCGGGAAGTGGATTAAAAACAAGAAATACTGTAATTTCTGTTTCTTACTTCAATATGGATAGTAGAGAGATAGATTATGAAGTTTATGAAGATACTGCTTCAATCGCTAAGTTTGGAGTAATTATTAAGCAAGTAAAAGGATTTGCTTGTACATCAAGAGGACAAGCTAGAAGATTAGCAAAAGCTATTTTATTTGCTGAACAAAATGAAAGTGAGATAGTTGCATTTGCAACTTCTATAGATTCTGGTGTTGTTGTAAGACCTGGTGCTGTTATTGATATTGCTGACCCTGTTCGTTCTGGTGTTCGTAGAGGAGGAAGAGTTACTGCTGCAACAACGACTCAGATAACTGTAGATGATACTGCTGCGACAGATTTACCTACATCAAACAATCCAACATTAAGTGTGGTTCTGCCAAATGGAACAGTAGAAACAAAAACTGTTCAATCTATATCTGGTGCAGTAATTACAGTTGCTTCAGCTTATTCTGATACTCCAAATGTAAATACTGTTTGGCTTTTACAGAATGATACAGTTCAAGCTCAAAAGTTCAGAGTGATAACAGTAGAAGAATCTGATGGTATAAATTATGCGATTACTGCTTTATCTTATGTAAATGCTAAATATGCGTTTATTGAAGATGGTGCAAGTTTGCCATCTAGAACAGTATCTATATTAAATCTTCCAAAAGATCCTCCATCTGCATTACAGGCTGATGAAAAAATTGTTGTCATCAATAACCAAGCTGTATCTAAATTAATTCTTAGTTGGCAACCTATTGTCGGTGTTACGCAGTATCAAGTGAACTATAGATTTAACAATGGTAACTTCATATCTCAAACTGTATCTGCTCCTGACTTTGAGATATTTGATAGTGATGTTGGAACGTATGAGTTTCAAGTATTTAGTTATAACGCAGCATTACAGACAAGTGCTACTTCTGCCAATCTAACTTTTGTTGCACAAGGTAAAACTGCATTACCAGCAAATGTCACAGGTTTGACGGCAGAACCTATTAGCGAAAAA